GCGTCTTGATCGTCAACGTCTACAGTTACTGTAAACGCAGCGTGCAAGCGACCTTGCTCAGACCATACAACGCGGTCAGATTGCAAAGGCATTTCTGCACCTACCATAGATAGGAAACCAGAGATAGTACGCTTACCGAAGCGCTCTACTTCTTTTTCAAGAACTTCCGGTAACTCGAATGAGTTATCAAAGTTCATAGCGCTAAGGGCGATATAGTTTTCGCCAGTAGCTTGCTTGATAGGACGTGGAGTTACACCACTAGTCCCAATTGTTAATGTTGCCATTTTTAATTAAGTTTTAAATGGATTATTTTCTAGTTTTAATCTTAAGCCTAGATCCTCCTTCACCCGGATTTAATACACGGTATGTGACACCATTCGAAGCTTTGACTTTTTCGTGAACCCCTCTCGGGCCCATATCAACATTCTTCGCTTTAGCTACACTATCTTTAAGAGCGTCTGTACGACCTTGCTCATAAAAATGTTGTGCAATTTGGTCCGGGTTCATAGCTGTAAACAAAGATTTGTGGTAACCCTTGGCATCAGACATCTCACCGTTTTTATCTAAGAACTTCCCGATAAAGTTATTGATGTCGCCCTGAGTTTCACTAACCTCCTTAGCGTTCTTAACATTAAAGCGATACTTTTTTTCACCTACATTAAAATCGAAACCTTCGAATTTATCGGAGAAAACTTTCGCGCTCTCTTGCTGAAAACGTTCAGATTGTCTTTTAGCTACTTTAGCAGACTCTTGACTTTCCTTATTATAGCGATCAAAAAAATCAATCGCTTTTTGCTGTTCTGGATTTAAGCGTGTATCCGCTTTAATCTCATTATAGTATTTATTTTTAAGACCTTCTAAATGACTCTTAGCTTTTGAAAGCTCTTGTTTTCTTTCAACTTTTTTACGACGTATCTCTTTTTCGTCGTCAATGTCTTCGTCGTAAGAAAACTTATCATCCATTAAAAAGTTTATATCTTCCGCGTCTAAATCTGGATTAGCCGCTTGATAGTACTCGCGCAATAATGCGTTTTCATTTAAAGAAGAATAATCTGTATTAAGCCGCACATAATCTTCTAGCGAACCACCTGTTTCATTCATAAAGTCTACAACTTTTTGAATATTTTCAGGTAATTGCTTTCCCGCTTCTGTCGCTTCAGCAATAGCCTCTTCAACTTCTTCGTGAAGTTCTTCAGCTACTTCTTCAACTTCTTCTTCTGTAATTTCTCTTAGTACAGGCGCTTCTTCTACCTCTTGCTCTTCAACAACATCTTCAGTGCTGTTACTTTCTCCGGTAGATTCTTCAACTGTTTCTTCGATGTTTTGTTCTTGTACCTCTCCGCTAGTTTCGGATTCGTCGCGTACAGAAACCTCATCTGTGCTTTGCTCTTGAACGGCATCTTGACTAAAATCTAATTTAACGTCGCCGTCTTCATTATAACCAACGACTGGTTTAACTTCTTCACTCATGATAAAATATTATATAATTATATACTGTTATTATTACTTAGGATCAAAGGTTCCTAAACCGAAACCACCGCCTAGTATATCGTTGCCCCCAGACTCGAATTGTTTGGGAGATCCACCGCTCTGGCGTTGCTCTATTAATTCGCTTTGCTGAGAAGCTTGTATTTTTGTTCTTTCGTCTTTACGATCTTCTTTTTCTGTATCTCTTTTCTTTAACCCTTCAGCTTCAGCACCCTTAAGCTGCATGTTGTAATTAAACTCAAGCTCCATAAGTTGTTTCTTAAGTTCAACCTCTCCCTGCATTTTTCTTGTTTGTAAATCAGCTTTAAGCTGCTCGAGCTGCGCTTTTGTTTGGAACAGTGCTTGATCTTTCTGAACCTCAGCCTGTGCTGCAACCTGCTGCGCTTGTGCATTTGCCTGTGCCTGTGCTTGAATATTTTGCTGTTGCATTTTTTGGTCGCGCTCTAATTTTTTCTTGCGACGCAACTTTAGTAGTTGGTTTGCTAGCTTAAGATTTTTAACTTCTCTAATATCAATAGCGTCTTCAAGATCAACGAGGCCAGCAGATAATGCTGTTTGAATATTGTTTTCTAATCTTGCTTTTTCTTCGTCATCTGGTGATAGCTCTAAGAAAATACCAAAATCGTGCATGTGTAAATCCGCCAGCTCTGCTAAGGTCATGGTGTTAAAGCCACCAATTTTCTGCATGAAAGCGCTTGCTGCACCACCGTATTCTAAAACATCGGAAACACGCAATGATAAACATTCTGCTATTTCTTTAGTTAAGAACAAACCTGAATCTAATATATGCCTTGTAGCCGTATTTGAATTAGCGGCCGCTAATTTCTGAACACCCACTAATGCTCTAGAATCTGGCGTAGAGCCGTCTCTTGCCTCATTTAGTCCGGTTACATCGCGAATCATTTGCATATAATAGTTATATGTTGTAATAAGCGTTTGTAGTTTATTTGCACCCGAACCGGTAGCAATTGGCTGAATAGGCACTTTGCCTGGGTTCATATCCCCTTCTTGCGTAAACGAGCGCCCAATAACAGAACCCGTTTGGAAGAACATATTAAGCGCTTCCTGCGGACTATAATTTGTTCCATTGCCCAAATCAATTTCAGCGAGGCCGTCTGCATCTAAATAAACGCCGTCCGGCATCATTTTTTGCATTACCTGTTGTAATTTTAAATGGGTAATTTGGATCATATCCGCAAAGCCAATACAACGACTAACTAAAGATTCAATACGGCCTTTATACATTCTAGGCGCCACAATGCTATAGTTCATTTTAACTTTAGCGCTATCGCTTTTTGGGCGCATCATATTTTTGCAAAGCTCCCACTTAAGCATTATGTCTGTCCCCAATATCATAACACCGTCATATAAAACTTCTAATGATCTAGAAATTTTACCAAAGTCTTCGCTTTCTGCCGGAGGATTGTATTGGTCGTCGCGTTCAATAGATTTATTAGCGCCTGTAGCAGTTACCTTAGTTTTATAAACTTCGTTCATGTATGTTTTATAATTAAAGTATAAAACTTGAACCAGGTTGTTGTCTTTTCTTCGGTCGTCTGTATAAATTTTATTACCCGTACCGTGGTATTGCTTACCGCCTTGATCTTGTATGTTTTTAAGATCTTCGTTAGTTAAATAAGGAAACTGCTTAGCAAGCTCGTTAATTGGTATAGTTTTTATTTCTCCCACATAATATAAGTCTTCAAAATAAGGAGACTCAGTATGAGAATAAACTATATCCGCAGGGTCTACATAATCAACCGTAATACCCTGAGAGTTAGAATAAGAATTCTTTATAGCACCAATACCAATTGTTGCAATATCATAATATGTTCTTTTCTTAATAAGATCATAATTATTTTCGTCTAAAATAGTATTGATAGCCGTTTCTTCTGCTATCTCTATACTTTGTTTGTAGCTTAGCTGCATATGAAGCTCAAGCTCTTCTTTAGACTCAGGCAATGTAGTAGGATCGTTTTCGTACATGTTTACCCCAAAGGTTTCTTGCACAAAATCGTTATAATCCTTAGTCTGCATATCTCTAATAACAGACTCCATATATTTAGTGCGCTTTTCTACACCATAAGGATCCTGAGAATACGCTTTAATATCAAAAGACCTATCTGAAATGCCGTTTACAACAATATCTACAAATTTAGATAAAACCGGCACCGGCTTCCAATCTAAATTAAGATAAGATAAATCACCATTAATAGATAATTCGTCTTTATATTTTTGTATACTTTGTTCACCTCTGGCGTATAAACGTAAATTATGGTAGGAGTTTTGATTGCTTCTGTATCGCGATGTGCCATTATCATTGTTAAACCATTCTTGCTGAATAGCTTGACCAACTTTAAGGCCATATTCTACCGAAGCTTTTTCCTGATCGCTAGCCACTTGGCTTGGAAAGTAATTACCAAAGCTTGTATAAGCCATATTATTTTATTATTTTTGAAGTGAACCCCTCTTGCTTATAGCGAGCAATATTAAGGTTTAATTTTTGTCTCTGCGTTTTAGCTACTGGTCTATATAAATCTTTATGGCAAGCCATAATCGCCAGCCCAGAGCTTATAGCGGCATCAAACTTAGTTCTATTATTTATATCAAACTTAGACCAATCGTTTAGTGTGTCGTTAAAATACATGTTACCATAAACCCCTTCGGCAATTTGCCCAACGTGATCGTTAATATACATTTCAATTGCTGCAGCGTGTGCTTGCTTCATATCCATGCTGGAGTTTGGTACACCACCAATTTCTTTTTCAGTTACGGAAAGCTTGTTCCATAATCTGTCGGGCCGGTTCATCGAATAACCTCTGTATCCTCTTCTTTTAAAGTGATACAATAATCTTGGTTTGTTATTCTCAGCAAGTATTGGCATTCCATAAAAAACGCACGCCATAAGCACGTCTTCGAAAAATATCTCTGCTGTTTGAGGCCTAGCTATATATTCTAAAAAAAATGAGCTAGGTGGTGCATCTTCCATTGTAAACTTAGTAAGTCCGTGCAATGCACCTTTAGAGCCCCTGCCGTCAGTCGTACCCGATATGTCGTAGCTATCACAACCAAACGCGCCTATATGCTCGTTTGCTGGGTATTTAACTCCGTTTTTAATAATCCACTTGTTTTGTAAGTGAGATCCCGGAATCCAAGATACTTTAAATCTTCCCTGCGGGCTGGGCATAAAAACTATTTTTGTGTCTTTTACACCGTTTACCCATTGAAAATTACCCTGTGATATAATATTACTATTACGCAGATCTTCGTTATAATCAATCTGTTCGTAAATTTTTGCTAAGTTAAATATACTATTTTTTGTTTCATCGCGAAATGCGTGTTCTTCAGTGCGCGGAAACTGTCTATAGTATTCGTTTAATGCGTCTTGATCTTTTCTTAATCCTTCAACTTCGTTTTCCCAATAATCTATAACGCCCTGTTCAATAACATCGCCAAAAGGATCCAAAATACTTTCGCTAGGATTGTTAAACACAGGCTGCCCGTATTCATCTATAAACCCTTCATAGTTCCACTCCATAGGAATAAATAAAGAATATAAACCAGACTTTGTTTGGCCGTTAGAGTTTCTTTTTGTTACGTCAGAATCAGAATATAGCTTTTTAAAATTATCACCGCCTTTATCTAAAGCATTTGATGTTGAACCCATCATACACTTTCCAATAATACGGGAACCAAGTCTTAACGTTGTTTTGGTAACTCTCCAGTTATTGAGGATGTTATCCGGCTTTTCCCATTTACCGCTTTCGTCATGGACAAGCAGTTTAAGCTTTTCGCCATCGTAAGAGTTGTCGCCAGTGTTTTTCCAGTCAATTGTTGTATCAAGTCCTTCAAGTTCTATTTGTTTTTCTTGTGATTGTATTGACTTTCTAGTAAGCTTTGATGCTGGAACCCTATATGCCAGTTCAGTTTTGGGTCTATCCATACCATCTTGTATAGGCTTGAAGAAAAAAGGATAGTTAACTGATATTGGCACAACCTTATCGGTAAACATCTTTTTAGCATCGGAGCCTGTTTTTGATAAGATACCAAATCTGGCGTCACTTGATATTGTTGCCATATTGACGGTTTCACCTGATGCCATAAATGAGAATCCACTCCGTCTGTTCTTAAGATAGCACATTCCGTAAGATCTTCGATCAGCTTTGCACGCTTCCCAAAATATGTAAAACAGCCTATTGGCTTCGCGATAATCGGGGTGTCCGACGTCAATCTTTGACCATTGCAAATACATGTAATGAGTACCAGTGATATAAGTAGGTATTCCCTTATTGTAAAACCAATAACCCTGCTCGCGTCTGTTGAATTCTTCATCAATATATGCTTCCCATTTGCTTTTAAATTCATCAGGATAACTTTGCCAGTCAAATATACTTTTAATATTTTTAAGCTCCTTAGGATAGTCTGAAACAGTCCACTTGTTTGCGCCTTTGCTAAGGTTTTTAGGCTGAGGAGGTAAAGCTATGCGTAAATTTTGTATTTCAATAACTTGCCCTATCTGGCCAGTGCTGCTAATTACAATAATATCATGCTCTTTGTTGTACCCATACTCCCAAGACTTAGATCTGTTTAGCCTGTTTATAGTTGTAAGCTTTATTGGCTCTACTACTTTTACTAGATCAGCTTCGTACATTATCTAGATCTTTTTTCAGCAAACCCAGAAAAGGTTTTCTTTTCTTTCTCTTCTTTTGGTTTGTTTTCTAGGATACGCTCTTCTTCTTCAATACGTGTAAGTATTTCAAAAGCGTCGAAGATCGCTAGCTTTTTAGTCGCCGCTGCGTTTTTTAATCTATCGGCAGACACATCATCTTCTGTATTAGTTATGATTTTTTCTTCTGCTACTTTAATTAATTCGTCAACTGCTTTGCGACCAGCTAGGATTATACTCTTCTTCGTCTCCTTGGTATTCATATTTAATTGTAATTCTTTTAAGAGGAACTCTATACAGCCTTTCCCCTTCAATATTAAATTCGTATTCACTGCTAGGTGCAAAACCTATAAGGTTTCCTTCATAGCTTTTATCTGAAGAATATTTAACAATACCTTTCAGAGGCTCTTCGTTTTCTATAGAAAGCTTGCTTTTACTTTTAATAGGCTTTACAAAACAAAACCCATTAACACACATCCACTCCCCACCGCGCTTATAAGCATATACTTGATCAGGTTGTACGAAAAATTGTTTTTCATTATAATATGCTTTACTATTTTTTTCGTTGCCTTTTATATCTCTAAACCTTCTAAAAACATTGTGATGAATAATAACTTCATCCCCAACATTTATATCTGTTGGTTCAGCAATGGGTAACGCAGTTACGATACCATGTCTACTGGTGTATTGGTGGTTTTGAACTTCTGTATTTAAAAGTAGCTCTTTGCCGTCTATTTCTTTTTTAGATGATGATCTCGAATGTTTCGGAGTCACCATAAAGTTAAAGACGCTTTTCATTAGTACTTTAAATCGTATTCAACAGAAACAGCCATGTTTTTATTAAAATCTTTCCAAGGCATAATCTCGTCTGCTTTTTGAATATAGATAGAATACTTATCTTCTTCTTCTATAATGTTAACTATAGTATGTCCGCCATATACTTCCTGCCCAACAGAATAGTGCATAGCGTCATTTTTATAGTCCTTCCCTACGCTTATTTTTCTAATTACTTGCATTAGGTAAGTCAACGAGCTCGCCCGTCATTACGTTAATTTCTTTATTACCGTATTTTTTAGATAAGATAGCTCTTTGCTCTTGCATATCATTAATTAACGATTGTACTTCGTTAATTACATTTTTCTTTTGAATTTCAATGCTGCCTATATTAAATTGGCCTTGGTTAATTTTATTAACAAGCACCTGCAGGATATCTAATTCTTTTTTTGTTATTTTTTTCATTTAATTTTATTTAATTGTTTATGTTAATTATGCGTTATAATTGCTCAGCTTTAATCCGGATCGTCTTCTGGAAACCAGCTAGCCGGTAAAGTGGCTAGACTTGCTAAATCGCTAGAATAATCTGCGTGTGCTATAACCGCAAATAAATTGCCATCTTTATGCTCTACAAGGTCTGCCCAATGTGTACAGTTTACACCATCGTAATTTGATCCTTGCGTTACCTCGTCATCGTATGCTTTGCATTCTGCCTCTGTTCCTATATAGTACATATTATTAGCTGTATGTGCCGTAGAAGTCATTTACGGCTGTGTTAATGTCTGAGACGTCCGAGTCGTAATCCGCATCCCAAAGTACATATTCTGAAGTTTTAGCATTGGATGTGTGTGACCCTACTGTAAGACCAAAATACCAAAGTTCGTGCGTACCCGTTCCGTTTACTGTTGTTGAACTTGTCTTAGGGTTCTCAGCGTTTTGATAGAACTTAACATTGCCACCAGTATCTCCGTGACTAACTATAAAAATATTAGGGTCCATCAAGTCAACATTAAACCCTCCATATTGAAAACCAAAACTTTGACCTCCAGACTTTAATTCCATTGATTGACCAAACGATGCGTTCCAAAATTGCCATTGACCCGCAGAGCTTGAAGTACCAACCATCATATATTCTCTTGCATTAACTGCATCGCCAATATTTGTGACTAATAATTGGGTCAATGTCTTATTAGGAACAGCGACTTTATTGGACGTATTATTACCCATGTTCATCGTGCGGCCCGTTGCAAAGTCTACAGACGGTTTCCCGTTTACCGTTACTACACTACCGCCCGACTTGATTACAGGCATAGTAGAGAATGTTGTGTTGGTCATATCGTGACTAGCTGTACCTTCTTGATTGTACCACTTACTCACATATACGTTGCTATCGCTCGGCAAACTTGCTGTGTCTAATTCACCGTTACTATCAAAACCAATATCGGTAAAGTTTGAGCCATCGGGAGTAACTTGTATTGCGCTCCCCGCATAGTCGCTCTTTAGCTTTCTCAAGCTGTAACCTACTAATGCTCCGCTGTATGTATCTAGCAAAGGCGTAGTACCTCCACCACCGCCTCCTGCAATTTTAAACTTATTTATACCGGCGCGAATTGAAAGCTTCATACGCTATCCTATTTTTAAAATATCAGTCGCAGTTGTTCCTGTGCTTACCAAGTAGTCTACGGCAATAGGTAAAAAAGTTCCAGCCGGTACTCCTTTAAATATTACGTCAACATCATTAGCACCTAAGTTTGTAGCGCCGCCGCTTATATCTAATACGCCCGCCATTACAACAGCTACATCGCCGGCACCTCCCACATATAGAGAAGAACCCGCTAAATTTGTAGCAGCTGAAAAAGTATCGCTTTTAGTTATAGCAACCGCATCTGTTGCAAAACCTGTAGTTGTTATATTCGCCATTTTATATTTTTATTTTTTTAATTAACAGTTCCATCTGCGGCGTGCCGCACGGCCTCGCTCGCTTGTCCAGCTTTTAGAACGCGCACAAAAAGCTTTGCGGCGCTTAGCAGCTTTACCACCCGGTTTTAACTTTTTAGGGTCTTTAGTAACAGCGGTTTTTAATTTACTA